CCACTTCAATCCCAAAAATATCAGCCCATTTCTGGCTTTTTACCTGCCACAACCAGGGAGTCTGTCTTCCCTGGCCGTTCTCGGCATAGATACCGGTTCCATACTCCTGATAAATCGCGTAGTTTATCGCGGACTCTGCGAATATCCCGGCCTTAACCAGGAGCTCTGTGTCCGTGCTATCGTCTTTTACCTGAATGCTTGGCTTGAGTTTTTCTGTATCTACAGGCGCTTTTCGTGCCATCATATCGGCAACATCGCCCATGTTCTGAACCATCTCCTTCCGGATAGATAGCACCGTGCCGCCCAAAGCCTCCAGTTTTTTGATGAGCGTGTCCATACCCTCGATCTCGACATTATCAGCCATCTACGGCCTCCAGGTCAAGGACCAGATGAGAAGTTCCCCTGGCAAGCGGAGCAGGTTTCACCGACTTTATCAGGTACGTCCTGGCATATGGAGCGGTTAAACCGACAATGGTTTTCCCCTCCACGGCCGCCGCTCCTGCCGGCACAATGCACTGAGGAGTTCTGGTAGTGTGGTATCCTGCATCCCCTTCGCGCTTGTAACTAGGCGCTGGAGTGTCAAACCGGCACGAAATAGCCGTATAAACTTTTACTGTTGCCTTTATCCCTGCTATATCAGCTGCGCCAAGGGTTTCTGATGTCTCAAGGTTTGCCTGATGGATTAGCATGGACGAAGGAAAACTCATTACGCATCAACCCGTCAAACAAGCGCACCAAGGCCTCCAGAAGCCTCTGCAAGTAGTATGGCCTCTGCTTCCTCCCGGAGTTGGTTGATAATTGATTCTGTGCCTCCCTTGTGAGAGTATCCCATTATCGATACATCAAAGGTTCCGTCGAACCGGTTTCGGTCTGCTAAAAGGCTTTTCGCGTATGCCAGACACGCAGTTTCCCCGGCAGTGGTAGAGATTGATAATCCGTGTGCCGCCACGAACGCATCTATCAGCCGATCCGCTTCTGCCAGGATGTAATCTATGATAGTAGAGTCCAGGCTACACCCGGTCATAGCGATAAAAAGATCTGAGGTTATTCTAGCCATATATACCCCTTTCGTCCTCTCTGATTTTGTGTGTCAATTGGAGTCATGGCAATTCTATGGGTTTTAATCCTCTGCTGATCGTTCATTTCGGAGGTTTGTATCTCCTCCTGATATGTTTTAGTTAAAAATTTTGCACTGTTGGTGGTTAAAACCATCAGTACTCAATCCTGCACGCGGCTGTAGCGTCAATGATACCAGTACCGTATCTCATGGTAATTACTCCGCCCTGTATCTGTTTTACCGGATCATCGTATCTCTTTACGGTGATATCCTGTCGGATAACGTTCAGAGCGAATTCGTCAACGTCGGCGATAATTGCGCCGAAATCTCCATCAGAATCATATTCCCATACATATGAGTTGTTACCGGTAGAGACAGCGGTTTCATAGGTATCAAGCCCTAGAATTCGGCCAATCTGTCCGGTTCTCATTACCTGCTCATACCCTACGCTGGTGGATACCGGCAGCAGGGAGCTGAGAACCTGGTATTCCATGTCAGGGGTGATGAGCATTTTGGTTGCAGACCGGTTTACTTTGTTGACCTTCGCCCGGGCCTTTGCAATAGCCGGAAGTCCAAGGTTTGAACCGGCACAGTCGTGCTCCTGAATGTTGGTTGCAGACAAACAAGCGAGAAGCGAGTCTCTATTAAACTTGTTCTCAATTTTTGCCCCTGCTCTCCGAATTTCCAGGGCAATGAGATCATAGTTTGAATCTGCCATCATCTCATCAGAGATCTGCGGCCTGGTCCCGATCTTCTTAATGGTTACGTCAACGGCTGAATACTTTGCATTGGGCGGAGGCACTTCGGTGGTTTCCGCGACTTCATCAGCATAAGATCCGCTGGTGCTCTTCGGAATCTTGAGCCCGGACCCGCTTCCGAGGTTGATAGTCGGAATAAAGTTCCTCATTGCCTGGCGTGGCTCTGCCCCTTCCTTAATCGTCGCGAAGAATTCAGTCTGGATAAGATCTGTTCCTTCAATTCCTTCCATTGTGATAAGTTCACGAACAGGTTTCAGATCATACCCGCTTTCGTCTTTGTTCAGAACATAGTGCCCAAGTTCCCGCGGGATTGCTGCATCTACGTATCGTTTGAGTTCTCCCGGCCCCATCTCAAGAGCTCGCAGATAGGTAATGAGCCCGGTTGACCCGTGGAAGTTTGCTGCTGTTATCATGATGCGTTCCCCACTGTGAGCGGAATAGGCATAACAAGTACCCGTCCGGTTCCAGATGCTGCGATATCGTCCAGTGCCATACCGATTGTTTGATCCTTAATAGTCACGGTAGCACCTGAAGCAGTGAAATCAATCTCGTTGATAGTCCCACCAACTGCATTATCATTGCATTCTACCCAATGCCCAGCGTCAATGGTTGCTGTATCGTCTGCGTTTGCCATTTCGACAACACACCCGGCCATAGCAACGGCCACCGGTTCCCCATCAGTCACGTTGTCAAGTGCCACGCCAACCGGCTTATTATTTGCTCCTGCAATGGAGGCCATCACGGTCATAGATACCCCGGTTGCTGCGTAACAACCCGCCTGCCCCACCAGGATGGTACCGGACGCGATAAACGTCAGAATAGGCCCGCCGTCTGAAATCAGTTCAGAATCGTTTGCGCGGGGAAGGGTTGGAAATGCTGAAATATCTGCCATTTTATGCACCTACCATTCGCATCTCGCCCCGTTCAGTATTAATAACGAACGGAGGAGCCTCAAGTTCTTTTGCGTAATCAGTCTGCGACTTGGTTACAGGTTCTTTTTCAAGAGCGTCAATTCGTGCCTCAAGTTCTTTGCTCTTGTCTTCTTTTGGAGTCTCTTTGAGCTCCTTAACCATTTCAGTAAGCTGACGGATCTGATCCGCCTGAGCTTTAATCATGGCTTCCAGTTCTGTAGTATCTGCCATTTCTGGTTCCTCAATTATTGGTGCTTCAATGGGAGGTTCTTCATTCTCCCGGATCTTGCATGTCTGACAGGCCCCCTTGTTTACGGTTGCACTGCCGGTGAAAAATAATTCCTCGGCCTCATACTGTTTCGTACCGACGTTCCAGCGCTCACGGCCGCCGTGCTCTACGCTGACGAAATTAGCGACACCGGCCTCAATCATGGCGATGGTATCTCTTGAATCCTGTGAGAGTCCATGATATTCGATATCGGCTACTATATGCCCGTCTTCAAAGCGTGGGTTTATAGTCCGGCCTATCATTTCGCCAACTCGCCTTGGTACACCCCCCAGGTGTCTCGACCAATGAGAGTTGTCGACCCAGTTGCCAGCATTCCTCCGGAGAACGTCTTCAGAATAGTATAAGGGTGTCTTTTTAGCTGAGTCTGTCCAAACGCCTGCTCCAAGCATCTTAACTCCTTTTACCAGGAGTGAGCCATCAGGGCGCTTTTCCAGTTTTCCGCCTGCCTCCTGCCACGAAAATGATAACGTTCGCGGAGAAGACGCGGGAATTTCCCTTGTTTCCTCATGTTCTCGAATTGATTCTATAGAAAATTCTAAAAACTCTATAGGAACATAATCTTGTTCATCGAGCCATGAAAGAGCGCGGGCTTTATCATATTTCAACGGATCGAATATGATCTGACATACTTTCCCGGTATCTGAATATCCGGGTGTAATGCCCGGTCCAAACCGGTTCTTCTGCCATCTGACGGGTTCAAGTTCCCGTATCAGTGCAACATGACCGTCCGGTGTGGATAGCATATATAGAGTAATGCTCTTATCTATATTCAAACTTCGCTAACTATAGACTTTATTTTGTCTGATCCACGGGTGCCCTGATACTGCTCGTATGTCATAACCGGTTGAAAATGACACCGGCATTCCCCAGCATGATGAATAGGAGGCCCGTCTGCATCAGTCACAATCCAATCCTCCACCCCAAACTCTGATGCCAGATCCTCAAGTTCCTCATACAGAAACTTTTTTGAGTCCATATTGATATAGGCACCCTCAAGATCATTCCACCGGTAAACCTGGCCGTTCAGGGCCAAACAGGTTTCACACGTTTTTGAATCGGTTACTGTGATCCAGCGGAATATCTCTATACCAACGTTCAGAAACGTCTCTGTTTCTGCCTTGCGTGCAGCATTGACTATAATTTCGGTTGCTATCTGGTTTGCTTCCGTTATTCCTTTTCCGGTTGCCTTTCTCACATCCTCCATTATCTGGTCAAAGGTTTTGCCGCTCTCAATTCCCCTATAAACAATATCCTCATAAACATCCTGCATTTTTAAACCAAACTCATCAACCCGTTTGCTGAGTTTCCCACGAAGATCCTTTATGGTTTTATTAACTCCAGGATTGCTCATATTGATATCAATTTTAACATTGAGCGGGGCTAGTTGTTTGGATGATAAAATAACACCCTTTGCATACCCTTTCTCGGTATACTCCATGCCCTCTTCTACCAGGTCACCGGAGTCCCAGCCGGATGTGAGTTTTGCAGGCGCTGCAAGTTCACGGGTTAAGGATTTAAGCTCTGTTGCTATCTTATCCTCGTATTTCTGGAGCTTGTCGGCGATAAGCTTAGCAAGCGCCTGTTCTTCCTTTTCTGTCTTAAAAGGATCTTCAGATACTATAGTAGGCTGTTTCCTAAAAACAAGGTGCGGGACGTCTTTTTTAGACATATCCTAAAATATAATCACATTCATCCTGCGTGATCAATTTCGGTACAATGATTTATTCACCCGTGTTGCCTGAGCCCACCCCAGAATATTCTCGCCCTCGTTGTAATTCGCGTCTAAATATGCCCGAATCGCTGCCTCTGACTCATAGACTGCCGGGAGCACCCAGTTGAGCCTGACGGACTCATACTGCCATTCGGTGTATTCGTTGCCCATGTCGTCAGTTTTAGTGTTGCTGGTAATGTCCCAGTTAACGAGTATGTCCAGTTTGCCGCGTTTCAGTGTCCCGAAATCAGGTACGATGTTTTGTGGTTGTATATTTGATTTAACCATGATAATCACCCCAAAAACTCAAGCCGGGCGCCAAGATTCGAATTGACATACGAAGCGGCGTTAGCCGCATTCAGGCACCCGACCCCCGCTCCACCGGCAGCAAACCAATAGCCCCCCGCAAGCAGGATGCCTGTTTGTGAGACTCCGGATTTATGCGAATAAAAATAATCAGACAGATAGGTAGTATCTGAACCAGACAATGCAGACGGGATGAATGCCAATTTTAACGGATCAGAAAACACGAGGTCAGATACATACCCGAGACAATATTCTCCTCCA